GGGGATCATCGCGCGACGGCAGCCTTCGCTACAACGGCATTCCAAGAACCTTCGGCACGGTGGTTTACGGCGGTCAAACGACCTGGAGCGAGTCTCTGGTGTAGTCGTGACATTACCTTTTGCCCATACAGCATGAGGTAAACCGCATGGATTTCATTGACGAACAGCAAAAGCCGCGTGGCATTTTTCTGCTCAACATTTATCACAAAGATAAATTGATCGAGCGTTTTGAAGACGACAACCTGATCGTCACAGTCGGGCGCGAAAGTGTTGCCTGTCTGGTGGGCGGCGATGTCGCTGGCCGCAGTGTGACGCAGATCGGTTTTGGAACCAATGGCACAACCGCCAACCCGGCAAACACAGCTCTGACGGGCGCTTTTGTCAAAGCCATTGACTCGCACACCTATCCGGTTGGCACATCGGTGCAATTCAACTTTTCGCTTGGCACATCAGAGGCAAACGGCTTGTCAATCAGCGAGTTTGGGCTACTTACCTCTGCCGGTTACCTCCATGCGCGCAAGGTTCGCAACGGCCCCTTGCTCAAAGACGTCGACATTTCCCTGACAGGAACCTGGACGCTCGTTTACTAATTTTCAAAAGGAAAAATCAAAATGGCCAATTTAACAGAATCAGCCGTCTGGACGGGCGTTTACCAGTTTGAAACGACTGACCCCATTACCGGGGGGCCAGACGGCATGGACAACCTGCCTCACAAGCATCTGGTCAACCGAACCGCTTATTTAAAGGCGGTTTTGGATGCGCTTGCTTTGACTGTGGACGGCATCAACGTCACCGTGTCCACCGACACCAAGAACATGAGCGATGCTGCCATCAAGTACGCCTTGACCCAGGCAGCCCTTGCAAACTACAGCGTCAAGGCCTTGCGCCAACAAGTTCAGCAAGAAGGGGAGGTCACCATTACCAATCGCGGGTTGGTGTCTGGCGCAGCCATCACAAAACTTGGCACCAGCCGGTTGCTGGCGATTGCCTCTGGCAAATGCTTTATCAATGGCCGCGTCTACAACATCGATGCTCAAAACAGTTTGTCTGTTCCGGTTGGCGGCGCATCCTCTGCAGTTTGCTATGGATACCTGTTTCTTGACGGAAGCAACATCATCAAGTTTTACATCACCGCACTTGGCGATGCCGTGCCGTCCAATGGCATCAAAGCCTGCACCATCACAGTTCCAGCGGGCAACACAGATTCTGTGTTGGTTGGTGTCACGGTAACTAGCGATGCTCGAGTGGAGCCCAATTACCCCATCAGCCTGGATTCGCCAGTGCAAACATACAGTGCAATCAATCCCCTGTCAGACAACAAATACCGCCTCGACTTTGATGTGGTGTCGTCTGATGGCGCTCCTTGCCCGCGTAATGCCGTTGGGGTTGCCAGCCGAGCGACCAATGGTTTCACGATGCAACTTGCCAGCGCGGCCGACAACGTCGTGGTGCGCTGGCGCGTTTCTGCCTTGAGTCTGCCAGCAGAGCAGCCTCTGTCAAGCGGCTGGATTGGCCGCTTGGAAGCCGCATCCCCAGCCACTTATTAACCCAGGAGCTTATTTCATGCCTCAAATCATTCTGAAACAACCCGGACAGCCAGTGGCTGACTTTTCTTTCTCGGGTGCAATCGTCACTGTTGCTGGTGTAGCTGTTGACTGCGCTGAGCGTCAGCTTGACTCATCGGTCATCGTTGAAATTCGTCTTGGCTCCGGTGGCGCGCAAGAGGGCGGCGCTGGTGCCTACCTCGCGCACATTACGATTCCGCCCAAGCGCTACACCACCGTGGCCGGTCCGGATGACGCCAACGGTAACCCCACCTCTGTTCAAGAGTTCATTGCACTGGACCCCAATGCCGTGCAAGTCACCCTTTGGCCTGCCGCCTAACTCACCACATAACCCATTCCAGGAGAAAAAACCATGCCATCCATTTTTATCAAAGACGACCTGCGCGCTTCCGTCGAAGCGGCATCTGGCGGAAAGCAAACGGTGCTCTACACCGCCAGCGGCCAGCCGACCTACATGAACATCATCTCCAAATTCAACGGCCCGGACGTTGATGCTGGCTTGCCTGAGGGTGTGCATCCGATGTTCAACATTGGTGGCGTCGAAAAAAGCGAGTACTTCTATGGCGCTTACCCGGGCATTGTCAAAAATGGCGAGCTTCTTAGCCTGCCTGGTGTTGACTGCAGTACATCGATAAACCACGACCAAGCTGTCACATATGCGCGCGCTTGTGGTGCCGGTCATCACGTTGTTCCGAATGTAGCCGCTGCAGGTATCGCACTTTGGTGTCGCGCCAACAGTTTTACGCCGCGAGGCAACACTGGCTACGGTCGCGCTCATGACGCTGTTTGGGAAACTGGCCGTCGCGTTGATAATTTGGCACCTGGAACTGCATCAGGAGCTGCCCGGACCTTGACAGGATCTGGTCCCAACAGCTGGAACCATGACGGCTCCAATAGTGGTATTTCTGACTTGTGCGGCAATGTGAATGAATGGTCCCCAGGAATGCGCATTAATGAAGGTGAAATCCAGATCATTGCCAACAACGATGCAGCGCTGAATGCTACCGACCTGTCTGCTGGTTCGACTGCCTGGAAGGCAATAGACGGCGCTACTGGTGCCTTGGTGGCTCCTGGGAGTGCCAACACTGTCAAGTACGCAGCTTCAGGAACAGCCAACTACACACTGGTGCGCGCATCCGGGTCGAGCTTCGAAGGCATGACAAACCCAGGAACAATACCTGTTGGCGCGACAGCGCTTGCGCTTCTCAAGGCCTACGGCCTGTATCCGGTTGCAGCTTTGTTGGGTGGAACCATTGCGGTTCCCGCTGCCAATGGTGATGCGTTCTATCTCGATGTGACGGGCGAACGGCTCCCGCTCCGGTTTGGCATTTGGAGCAGCGGCGCTACAGCCGGGTTGTCCTATCTGTACCTGAACTTCGTTCGGACGAGCGCGGACGGCGGCATCGGGGCTCGGCCTGGCTTTGTAATTTGATATCTGAACCCCTGAAATCTGATCTTGGTGGGCGATAGCCCACTGAACCCTATGACGACAGAGCCAAAAGTAACCGACCTGTTGATTCGTCAAAAATGCGAGGCCATGATTGCGTATGGCTACATCGCTCTGCGCCAATTTCCGGCGTTTGAGCGGCATGTGTTAAGCGCAGAAATGCGAATCAGCATGTGGGCCTTGATGCGTCTGATCGTGGTGTGCAACAAACGACACCATAAAAAGACGACGATGCAAGATTTGGACGCGGAGCTTGATCTTCTACGCTGCCAGGTGCGAATGGCAAAAAGTCTGGGGTATTTAGATTTCAAGAAGTACGAACACTGGTCGAAGTTGAACGACGAGATTGGCCGAATGATCGGCGGCTGGTTGAAGTCAATCACTGTGACTGTGGGGGAAGTGCGTTAAAACGGCTCCCGATCCGGTTTGGCAATTGGAACAACGGCGCTACAGCCGGGTTGTCCTATCTGAACCTGAACAACGTTCGGACGAACGCGAACAACAACATCGGGGCTCGGCCTGGCTCTTGGGGATTGTCAGAAACAGTGGGCTTAAGGGCTGCTGGCAGAACACCCCTCAAAAGGATGCGCTTTCCTCGGCCAGGGCGAAAACCCGAAGCCGAAAAATTAAACAGGTAGGCAGTTCTGGTAGCCCTTGCGGGCGAACGTTCGGCCCTACCGCCCTTCGGGGTTCATAAATCGATGGCCAAGACTTACAACAACCTGTTCCCGCAAATTTACGACTTTGAAGCCCTGCATGCTGCCTATCTTCGCGCCCGCGCCGGAAAACGCAAAAGCCTTGAGGTGCAGCGCTTTGAACTTGACCTTGAGGGTAACCTGATTGCACTTCAAAACGAATTGATGTGGGACCAGTACAAAATTGGCAGCTATTACCAGTTCAGCGTGTTTGAGCCCAAAGAGCGCCAGGTGGCGGCACTCCCATTCCGCGATCGAGTTGTCCAGCACGCTCTGATGGCCGTGATCGAGCCTATATGGGAGCGTCGGTTCATCTCTGACAGTTACGCCTGCAGGCCGGGTCGGGGTACGCATCGTGGCGCTGACTGCGTGCAGGCCATGTTGCGCAAAGTTAAGCGTGAGCATGGCAAGGTGTCCGTGTTTAAGGCTGACATCAGCAAATATTTCCGGTCAATCGACCATGAAGTTTTGCGGGTCTTGTTGCGCAAGCGTATTGCCTGCAAACGCACCCTGGCCTTGATGGATCACATCATTGACTCGGCAAACACCCTGGATGGTCATTCGTTTGGCGTTGGGCTCCCGATTGGCAACCTGACCAGTCAGTTGTGCGCAAATGTTTACCTGCACGAGCTGGATGAATTTGTGAAACACGCCCTGCATGAGCGGCATTACGCCAGGTACATGGACGACTTCATCATCATCCACCACGACAAAGCGCACTTGCAGCGCCTACGTGTGCTGGTGGAGGAATTCCTGTTTCGGCATTTGCGGCTCAAAACCAACAGAAAGACCCAGGTGTTTCCTCTTGGTATGGCGCATGGTCGGGCGCTTGACTTCCTCGGCTATCGGATTTGGACAACGCACCGGAGGATCCGCAAGAGCTCCATCCGTCGCATCACCAGAACCTTGAAAAAGCTCCAGAAGCAGTTTGCGGAAGGTTTGGTGGATTGGCCAAGGGTGTCGCAATCAGTCCAGAGCTGGGTTGCCCATTGTTTACATGCTGACGCCTTCGGATTGCGATGCAAGCTTCTTGCAGCCATCATTTTTAAAAGAAGCGTCTTTATTCCGGTGGACGGTCGGTTGGCTTGATCGCCAGCTTCCGTATCGGCAAGTTTTGACAATTGTCGGATTGGCGTGCCGATACACTTACGTGAAGCCCCAATATGTCTTTGCGTTAAATTTTGGGAAAAGAGTAGTTTTCAGCGTAACTTTCGTAAAACAGTATGATTTTCCATTGGAGAAGTCACCCCGGCATCATGGGGCTG